GGGAATTTTCTCCATAAGGGTTTTTGTTCCCATCTAGTTTGGGTGTGTATTTTAAACCCAAAATCTATGGATCTATCAAACCCTCCATAAGTATAAAATTTTTCAGCTCTACCGTTATATTTAAAAGAATTCCATTCTCCTGAGAAACTATCTGACACATTGTCTAAAAGAGCTCTAAATAGAATTACGTTATCATTAAGGGGATTTTCTGTATCTACCACAGCTATTCTAAACTTGATATAGTCTTTGAATGTTCCTTCAAAAGTTCCAAAATTTTGTCTTTTAAAAATACTAGCAGCGGAAATTTTATCTATAGTTTGTGAATTATAAGCTCCATATCCTTCCCCATCATCCATTTCAAGATCAGGCTCACCCATTCTATATAGACCCATTCTAGTCCTACGATTAGGACCAAGTTGATTAGGTAAACCTCTTGCTGTTTGGTAGTCTACATATTCAGAAGTACCCGAGGTTATTTTTGATCTATTAGGTCCTTGTCTTAATTCAAAAAAATTCTGATTGAATAAAGGTAAATATCCTGCTTGTTCTGTTTGGCCTAATGTTTTTAACTCTGGTCTAAAAGAGTTGCTTTTATATCTTTTTATAGTAGTATTTCCTACACCAAAAATAGAATGGGGACCACCATCATATTCTTTAATTATAGTACGTGGGTCATCTGATGTATCTTGAAATATACTAAAGTATAACCCTCTAATGCTATCATCAACTCCTCCCTCAAGGCCACTATCGATTTGGTCTAATAGAGCACTTTCATATTTAGGTCCCCCTCTACTAGGATCATAATTAAATCCTGATTCAAATTTTAAGTCTAATAATCCATCTTTTCTAAATCTTATATTTTCTACTCCAGTTCCTGCTGTTAGTAACGTATTGATAGGGAGTGTTTGTCTATTTCGTGGAGATATTAGGGTTTTTGGGTTAGTGCGAGTTAAAGCTAATTGTGCTGCTGACCAAGCTAAGCCATTTGGGCTGATTAAGACTTTGCCTAATCTCTCTACATCAGTAGATGCCCTTTGTGCTAGTGTTATTGCTCCTCCCCTTACAAAATTATCAGTTACTTGACCTATTAAGTTTGTTGTTGCATTAGGTTCATCTTCTACCCCTGGTAGGTCTTTTAAGATTAGAGGAGGATTATCCCCATACCCTAATGAACGTTGTTCAAAAAATGACCCATCAGGGTTTAAACCATTTGCTTCGGCGAGTAAAAGGAGATTTTTTAAGGATATCGCCATCGAACATTAATCAGGAAGATTAGCTGTATATTCGTCTGGAGTTACTCCATCCTTATCTAAAGAAGAAGGTTGTGAAACACCTCCATAAACTCCTTGATATGCGGGACCAACTAATGATCTACCTGCTTGGTCAACTAAAGGACCCCCGTGTAGTTGTGATCCTGCTGGGATATTAAATGGAGATAAGCCTCTTTCTATATCTGGGCCTACAATTGGAAAAGCAGGTCCTGTTTGTGATTCCATATTTGATACAGGGGCTCCTTCTTCTTGCACTAAATCGTGGATTGATGATAAATTTTTAATTGCCATAGTTATGTTGTTTTGTTATAAATATCAAGCAAATGTAGGACTCGCTTGAAGTGATTGAGTTCCTCCTAATCCTTTTCTTCCATTGCCATTAGATGCAGCAAATGCATCCCAGTTATTTTGGACTACTATAGGTTGTGGTGGGGCACTAGCTCCAGTTTTTGGTCCAACTTGTAGGTTATCACCCGGTGTTGTGCGGGCCATACCACCGTAATTATCTGTAATTGTAAATGGGCCTTTACTTGCAGGTGCAAATCCATCTTTAACTGCATTTCTTCCCATAGCTACAGCTCCTATTAGGGCTGCAACTCCTGCTAGGGCTGCTATTGTTCCTACAATAGGACCTGCTTTTGCACTTTCACCAAATATTTTAGCAGTTGCTGTTACCATTTGTATTGCTGCCATTGTTTTAGCTGCTGCTGCTAACGTTACAGTAATTCCTATTAAAGCTCCTGTTAATTCTTTTGATTCTGCTAAGAATGCAACTACTGAGCCAAATGCCTCTACTACAGGTAGTACTGCTGTGGCTACATCTCCCATTATAGTTCTAAATTTTTCTTGAGCTAATGCTAATTTTTCCTGTGTATCTAATTGTTCTAATTTATCTGCTAATTCAGCTTTACCTTGGGCCCTAAGTTGCTTAGCATTCATGCCCATAGTTTCTTGTTTAAATAACATATCTGATAGAGAATCAGATGACATCCCCATTGACTTAGCCAAAGCATCCTGTTGTAGGGTATTCATTTTAGTAAAGTCAGTAAATGTACCCATATTTTTAGCTAATTCTGCTGCTACAGTTTCTTGATCACCTGCTAATGCTGCTGCCCTAGCACGTTCAAGGTTAAGTTGTTTACCAGTAAGTAATTCAGCTTCTAATTCGCTTTCAATGCTACTTTCAAAATCAAGTAAGGCTTTTGAGCTAGCTACAATATCATCTATTTCGGCACCTAATAATTTAGCAGCTGTTACTGCTTTAGCTATTGCTTCAGGATTTGCCCCTAATTGAGCTCTTAATTGACCCGAGACTTTACCTGTTGCTTCTAACACACCTTTCATATCAAGTTGAATTCCTACCCCTCTTTGCATCTCATAAGATGCCCCTAATACATTTTCCTCAACTTCTCTAAAACTTTGACCTACTCTTTGACCTTGGAATGCTAAACTACCTGCTGCTTCACCTGTAATTCCTACGATTTCAGTTAGTTTAGAGAAAGTTTTTAACATATCTCCACTAAACACAACACCAGTTCCTAATTGAGCATTAAGACCTGCGTTAGCTTTACTTAACCTTACGGAATTTATTGCTATATCACCTGAGTTAGCTGCTATTTTTGCAAATTGGTCTTTTATTCCTATAGCTTCTTTCTTTGATAAATTAAGACCCCTACCCATTTGAGTAGTTTCTTTATCAGCATTCATTATAGCAGTAGTAAAAGCCGCAGCTGCACCATTTGCTAAAGACTGCAATTTATTCATTGCTGCCTTTCTTTTATTGGCTTTTTCTAATTCTTTATTAATTTTCTTTTGGGCTGCATCAGCTTCTCTTAATTTTTCTTTCAACTCTTCACTCTCTTCAGCTGCTGCAGCTAAATTAGCAGCATAGTCTTCTGATATTGATGCAGATGTACCTAGGTGAGCTGATATTTCAATAAGGACGTTTTTAATTTCATTAAATACTCCTCTTATTTCTTCTGCTCCCTGTCCTAAATTATTAATATTATTTTCTAAATCTGCCATAAATTGATGGAATTATCATGTATAAATATGAATATTTAAGATTTTCTTATATTAGGGGTAAGAGGAATATTTTTCATTGTTTGTTGGGAGGTATCCATAGCTTTTTGATCTTCATCATTACGTTTTCGATGAAGTTCATCTATTTTTTTGATATGGTAACGTCTAATATGAATAGGCATAACATATACCTCAGAATATATAAAACCTCCATTTCCATGATATACTAAGTCGTGTATCTCTTGATAAACTTGAAACTTATAATTCGGTGTCAGGCCAAAAAAACGTGATCCCAATTGGAACCCTAACCTCCTTTTCTCCAGCAGCTGTTTCAAGTTCAAATAATAAATCTACATCAGGCTGGATTTCTTTGATGTATTGTCTTAATGCTCTGGCATCACGTGCTAATAATTGAGTATCTACAAATTCACGTATATTTTTACTTTCAAAATCACCTTCAACGGATAATATCATATGTTTTAGTCTAGTGCTTTGTTCTGGAGATTCTCCTTTTTTAATCCTTTTTATTCCTTTAATTTCATTCTCAATTTTTTTTTCATCACCATGAGTAAGAATTTTAAATGTAATAGATTTTTTAGTTGTAGGAAGTGTGAATTCAAATTCATTCTGTCCTTTAGATAAAAGATTTTTTTCTTCTAGTTCTTTGTCTTTTACTTCAGTTAAATCAACAGTGTGTTCCTCACCGTCATAAGTAAAGGTATAGTCTTTACCATATCCTAAAACACGAGCAGCAATCATGATTGCGTTTTTATCTCCTATTATAATATCATTATAATCAATAGGAGTTATGATTAGAGATTTTAATAACTTATCTATGACTGTTCCATTTTTAATGTAACTTTCATTTGTAAGGATGTCTTCCTCCTTTGCAGTCATGTATTTCATTTCTAAAACACCTTTTGAAAGGGGATTATCTTTAGGATAAACTAATCCTTTAGATGGTAAAGTAACTTCTTCAGTTGGGAATATTTGTTTATTTTCCATGTTATAACTTTTGTATGTTTGCATATACATATGTAAAAAAAAGAGATGCTTACGCATCTCTCTAATTTTTATGTATAAATAATTTTAGTAATTTAGAATTGCATAATCCATAGCAATAGTTAAACTAATCATCATAGGTTCAGAACTACTCCAATCACCACTTCCAAATTCAGCATTAGTTAAATACGCTCCTTTACAAATCCATTCTTCAACAACATCTCCAACGGGGCCTAAAGTATTAAATCTAATTTCTTTTTTATAAAAATCAGAGTAACCATCTCTACCCGTTACTGATTCGTGATGGAGACGAACCCATTCCATCACTGCTTGTGCACCTGAAGGTGTTACAGGATCATATAAAGTACAATTGATTGGGGACCAATCAGATTTGCCTTTTACTTTTCTTTTAACGTTAATGTGATCAAGAACTACTTCTTCTGCTACGTATTTTGGTTTTTCCGCAGTTTTTACAAGATATGCGGGAATGCCATCTATGTAGAATATAAATCTGTTTTGTAGCTTGGGTTCATAAGCTGTGTAAAACATATCTGCTGAGCTAAGTATTGCCATTGTGTTGTTATTTTGTTATAAATATAGTGCTCTTTAATTTTTAGTCATTAAATGTAGCTCCTGTTGGTTGTATAGTGTAATCTAGAATTATAAATTCAGCTGTTCTAGTTGGTTGGATAAATATCTGACCTACTAATTGATTTCTATCTATTGCTTCGGCAGTATTATTACTTTCATCCATCACTACTCTAAATGCAAATAATCCCTGCCTTTGTTGTACTGATTCTAAGAATGGATTAACAGCGTTTAAGAATCTATTTCTAGTTACGGTTGTATTTTGTTCAAATACTAAATTTTTAGAAGTATCTCCTATAAAGTTTTTAAGAGAAATAAGTAATCTTCTTACATTAATTCTATCAAGTGCTGATTTTTTCTTTTGTAAAGTTTTTTGGCCATAAGCTACAGGTCCTACTCTTGGGAAAGTTGCTAATGGGTTTACACTATTATCATATAATGTGTCTCTTAAACCTTGGGTTACCTTGAATTCTGTTCTTACAATTGGTAGACCACCTCTATTTAAACCAGCAGGCGCAAACCATGGAGCTGCTACTTTATCATTAGCGGCATAAACTCCTTGCATTACTGTTGACGCAGGGCACCATACGTTTCTACTTAATTCAGTAGAAGGTACTTGAACCCATGGCCAATAAGTACCTGCAAAATTAGTATTCATTTCACCTCTTTCAGTTATTACATTAGCTACTGTTTTATCATAAGCTACCATATCCGTGATGTAGAAACAATCTCCTCTAGTTTCGCAAAGTTCAATTGCGTCTGCTACTACAGAAGCATAATCTGAGTTATAAGCTCCTGGTGTTGTTAGGGTAGCAAATCTATATTCATCTTTATTTTTAAGAATATTTAAAGCAGTTGTGTAATCAGAGGCTTGTAAACCTTGGGTGTTTGAAGAAGATATATTTTCAAAGAATGTTAAGTGGG